AGAGTTAAGTGGTAAACAGAACAAACAAGGTGTACCACTTATCAAGGAAGTAAAGCAGACAAAGAAAAAGGGTAAGTAAAATGTTGGATATTATTTGCAAAGAATTAAACAACTATTTTGAAACAAGCAAACATTATGGCCGCTTTAGTGTGAGTGGCGGAATAATTGACTTGTCTGATTTAGTTGAAGATGGTGATTTGCAAGATGGTCAATATTTCAGAATTGTAGGCAGCGTATTTAACGACGGTGTTTATCAATACCCAGCATCCGACTTACACGATGAAGTGTTTGAGGATGGTTCAGTATGGCCCATGGCTGTACCAAATAAATTAGTAGAATTATCCACCGAAATTGCAGACTGGATTGAAAAAAATCAAGAAGTCATTAACTCCCCTTTTCAGTCAGAAAGTTTCGGTGGGTATTCTTATACCAAGAAATCGAGTGGATCAAGTGATGGTGGAGTGAACTGGCAGAGCCAGTTTAAGAGCCAGCTGGATATGTGGAGGAAACCAAGGTGTCGTTATTAGAAGAATACATGGAAAATTGCACAATGCTTGATAAACGTACTGTATCTGATGGGTACGGTGGTTATACTACCGAGTATGTGGATGGTGTATCTTTTAAAGCAGCAATCACTTTGGACACTAGCACAGAGGCACGTGTGGCAGAGAAAGAGGGAGTGACTGCCTTATACACTGTGACTACCACAAAAGCCTTAAACCTCCAGTATCACGATGTATTCAAGCGATTAAGTGATGGAAAGATATTTAGGGTGAAATCAGATGGTGACGATAAAAAGACACCGAACAGTGCTACCTTAAATATGCGACAGGTTAGTGCAGAGGAGTGGACTTTAAATGGACAAAGAGCAAGCACTACATAATTTTTGGTCGAGTTTTGACTTGCCAGCGTATGATGAAACGAGTGTGCCAGATGAGGCGGAAATGCCTTATATCACATACTCGGTTGCTACTGGTAGTTTGAACGACACCATAGGACTTACAGCAACAATTTGGTATAGATCAAGTTCCTGGAAAGAAATTACCAAGAAGAAAGATTTTATTGCTGAATATATTGGTGTAGGTGGAAAAGTAATTAAGCTGGATAAAGGATATTTGTATTTGTGCAGAAGTTCAACATTTGCACAGAGAATACCTAGTTCAGATGACAGTGTTAGAGCTTATTATTTGCAGTTGAACGCTGAATTTTTAACAGAAAATTAAGGAGGATAAAAATGGGAAAGTATGCAGTAATTCCCGAAAGTACATTTGATGCTTTACAGTTAGATGCAGGTGTACTTTTGAAGAATTTCGATATTGAAGCGGCCGCAAGAGGTGAATTAGGATTTACCGATGCAGACATTTTGTGTGCAACCACTGGTGGAATCAATCCGACTTGTGTTCCTACATACTCTGATTTCGCAGAAGATGTAGATAATGCACCAGTTAATGTAATGGAATTTAAGCACCTTGATGGATGGGATGCTAAAATGAAAACTACTGGTTTGGGAACCAGCCCAGAGTTAATTAAGATGCAGTTGGGTGCCGCTGATATTGTGGATGGTACAAAGATTGTACCGAGAATGGACTTAAAACAGACAGACTTTTCTCATCTTTGGTGGGTAGGAGATAAAGCCAATGGTGGATTTGTTGCAATCCAGTTGAAAAACGCTTTATCTACTGGAGGATTTTCCATCCAGACCACAAAGAATGGTAAAGGCCAGTTGTCACTTGAACTTACTGGACATGTTTCCTTGAAAAATCAGAAAGAAGTACCTATGGTATTTTATTCTATTGATTTTGATGAGGAAGTTGAGCCAGATGTTGTATTGAACAAAGCAAGTGCAAGCGTTAAAGTTGGTAAGACTACCAGATTGACAGCAACAACCACTCCAGCTGGAGAAACAGTTGCATGGACATCATCTGATGACACAGTTGCTACCGTTGACGGTGGAGTAATTACTGGTGTTGCAGCTGGCACAGCTACAATTACAGCAACTATGACTTATGACGGTGTTGCTTACACTGATACATGCCATGTTACAGTGTCAGCGGCGGAATAATTAAGAAAGCGAGGGAGTTTTAATGAAATTATCGGATATTAAAGGCGAAGAAGCACTTGACGTGTTAGCCGACTTGATCGAACCAGTTGCTATGATGTTAGCAGATGGTAAGATACAAAAGATTTATCAGAGTGGCCAGCCAAAAATTATGCTGGTGAAGCACATTATAAAAAATCATAAAAAGCAAGTGATTGAAATTTTGGCTATCCTGGAAAGAAAGGATCCAAAAGAATACGAAAAGGAGGTAAATCTTTTAAGTTTACCGATAAAATTATTAGAACTTCTAAATGATGAAGATTTAGTATCGGTTTTTCAATCACAGGTACAGAACATGGGGCAGACCTCATCTGGACCTGTTATGGAGAATACCGAGGTCGTAGAGAAATAAGACCTTTTATACGGTACGTTGTAGCACGTCATAACATACAAATGCGTGATATGACGTACCGTATTTTTATTTCTGATGAATTGCACATCCTTAATGGGAATATATCAAGATATATTGGTGGTAATGAGTTAAGCCAGAGATATTATGATACATTATTCCCAGAACCAGAGGAAACACGCACTTCTGACGAAATAATAGAGGGCCTTAAAGATAAAATGAGGAGATTATAAATGAGTATCACAGCATTTGAGTTGATGGCCAAATTAGGGCTGGATAAAAAAGAATATGACGATGGACTCAATGAAGCTGAAAACAGCGGTAAATCAGCTGGAAGTGGTATTGGTAGTGCTTTAGGTGGTGCAGCCAAGGTGGGCTTGACAGCTGTAACAGCAGCAGTTGGGGCAGCTGCCACTGGCCTAACTGTAATGGGTAAGCAAGCAGTACAGCAATATGCACAGTATGAGCAGTTAGTAGATGGTGTAGAAAAGTTATATGGCGATGCTGCTAGTAAAGTGCAAGATTACGCTAACCAGGCATTTCTAACAAGTGGCATGAGTGCTAATACCTACATGGAAACAGCCACACAGTTTAGTGCTAGTTTGATAAACTCACTCGGTGGTGATATGAATGCGGCCGCTGACATGACAGATGTTGCTATGAAAGCCATGAGCGATAACGTCAATGTGTTTGGTTCCGATATGGAGTCAGTTTCCAATGCTTTTAAAGGATTCAGTAAACAGAATTACACTATGCTGGATAACTTAAAGCTGGGCTATGGCGGAACAAAAGAAGAAATGGAGCGATTGATTGCAGATGCTAATGAGTGGGGTGCTGCTAATGGCAAAGCTAGTGATTTATCCATTGATTCATTTGCCGATGTTGTAACAGCTATTCAGCAGATTCAAGAGAAACAAGGTATCGCTGGAACCACACAGGCAGAAGCCATGAAAACTCTTGAGGGATCAGCGACTGCCGCTAAATCAGCATGGGAAAATGTAATTACAGCTATTGCTGGAGGTGGCGACCTTGACAGTGCTTTTAGTGGACTTATGACCACATTATTTGGTGAAAATGAGGGTGAGGGTTTATTGGCAAACCTAATCCCACGTGTTCAACAGACAATGGAGGGAATAGGTAATTTTGTTGCAAACGCTGGACCTTATATCACAGACAAATTGCCAGAATTGGTAAATGCTGTGTTACCAGGGCTTTTGGAGTCAGCAGTTGCATTGGTGAATGCCCTTATTGGGTCACTTCCTGGCATAATTCAAGGGTTATTTGACCAAATACCTATGCTTTTAACATCACTTGTGGATATGATTGCCACATTAGCACCTATGATTGTTCAATTAGGGGCATCTTTGGTTGATTCACTATTAAATGGTATCTTGGAGGCATTGCCATCACTTATGAGTGGTGCCGATTCTTTAATAGATACGCTTGTGGATATGCTATCCGACCCTACAAAATTATCCGAGATGCTGAATACTGCAGTTGAAATCGTAACAACATTAGCAGATGGACTCGTTCAAGCACTTCCAGAGTTGATACCA